ACGGTGCGAACAGTGCCAGATTCACCATTTATTAAACCTGATACGCTTGACTTCGATGCAAAGTGATACCGAACTAAAACAGACGCCACGAGGGGTCGGGCTAATTGGCAGCACTGAGCCTAGAATTCACACGCCTTTATTGACTGGTCCATCTAAATCACAAGAAGTTGCAGATCTAGCCGAGAAGATAGGGCTACCACTCATCCCATGGCAACGCTGGGTATTAGATGATTTACTAGCTGTAGATGATGCAGATAATTGGCGTAAAAAGACAGCTCTTATATTAGTAGCTCGTCAAAATGGTAAGACACACCTTGCTCGCATGCTTATACTTTCACATTTATTTTTATGGCAATCTAAAAATGTCCTAGGCATGTCATCTAACCGAAATATGGCATTAGATACATTTAGGCAGGTTGCATACACAATAGAAGATAACGAGTTTTTAAAAAAGCAAGTAAGGCAGATCCGCTTGGCTAATGGTCAAGAATCTATTACTTTACTTAATGGCGCACGTTATGAGATAGCAGCAGCTACAAGAGATGCACCACGTGGTAAGACTGCAGATTTTCTCTACATAGATGAGTTACGTGAATGGTCACCAGAATCGTTTACAGCTGCATTACCAGTAACTAGGGCACGACCTAATGCTATGACACTTATGACAAGTAACGCAGGTGATGGATTTAGTACGGTGCTTAATGATCTAAGAGAACGTTGTTTATCTTACCCACCAGATAATTTAGGATTTTATGAATACAGCGCACCGCAACATTCTAAGATACATGACCGCAAAGCGTGGGCTATGGCTAATCCAGCACTAGGACATTTAATAACAGAACAAACACTTGAAGAGAGCGTTAGCACCAACAGCATAGAAGCTACAAAGACTGAGATGCTTTGTATGTGGGTAGATTCAACAGTAAGCCCCTGGGTCTATGGCAGTATAGAAGCATGCAGTGACAGTACGCTAGAGATTCCTGTCGGGCCAATGACTATAATGGCCTTTGATATTGCACCTACAAGAAGATCAGGTGCGTTAATTATGGGTCAAATAAAAGACGATAAAATAGCCGTGGGACTTGCACAACTTTGGCATAGTGATATTGCAATAGATGAGATAAAAATGTCTAGCGATATAAATGAGTGGGCTAAAAAGTATCACCCACATATTATTTGTTTTGACAAGTATGCAACACAGTCAATAGCAACACGATTAGAGCAAAGCGGATGGCGTATGCAAGATGTATCAGGTCAAGCGTTTTACCAGGCATGCTCAGATCTATCAGATGCTATGGCTAACGGCAGAATGGTGCATAGTGGTCAGGCAGATCTAGTCCAACACCTAAATAACTGTGCTGCTAAGACTAGCGATGCTGGCTGGCGCATTATTAGGCGTAAATCTGCAGGCGACGTTACAGCTGCTATATCCCTAGCCATGGTGGTAAGCCAGTTGACACGCCCACAACAAACTGCGCAAATCTTTGTCTAATTTGCACTATTAGTACGTTTTATGCTATAAAGTATACATATGGGTCTATTGTCTGCTTTAGGTATAAATAATAAAAAAGAAAATCTACAAGCGCAATACGCCCCTGCCGTTATGGGCGACAGTCTAATTGGTTTTGGATATAACACATTTGGTGCAGGTCCTATGGATCGCACACTTGCAACACAAGTACCAGCTGTTAATAGATGCGCTAATTTAATTAAAGGTGTTATAGGATATTTACCATTAGAACTGTATAGAAAATCTACAGGCGAAGAATTAGCTAAGCCACTCTGGTGCGAGCAGCCAGATATTCGACAGCCACGATCCGTCACTATCTCGTGGACTGTCGATAGTCTTATATTTTACGGTGTTGCATATTGGCGTGTTACAGAAGTTTATGCAGATGATTTAAGACCATCAAGATTTGAATGGGTTGCTAATACACGAGTAGTTGCACAATTAAATCCATTAGGCACAGAAGTTTTATATTACACAGTAGATAATGAAAAAGTACCAATGGTAGGTATTGGTTCATTAGTTACATTCCAAGGATTAACACAAGGTGTATTACAAACTGCAGGCCGCACAATACAAGCTGCATTAGATATCGAAAAAGCTACAGCTGTAGCAGCACAAACACCTATGGCAACAGGATTTCTAAAAAACACTGGCGCAGATATGCCAGAGTCACAAGTACAAGGATTATTAGCAGCTTGGAAGCAAGCACGTCAATCAAGATCTACTGCATACCTAACTAGCACATTATCTTATGAGGCTGTTGGTTTTAGTCCTAAAGATATGACCTACAATGAAAGCAGCCAGTACCTTGCCACTCAAATCGCACGTGCTATGAACGTACCTGCATATTACATAAGTGCAGACATGAACAACAGCATGACTTATCAGAATATAATTGATGGCCGTAAAGAGTTTGTAGCCTATTCACTACAGCCTTATATCTGTGCAATTGAGGATCGTCTAAGCATGAACGATATAACAGCTAACGGCCACACTGTGCGCTTTAATATCAGCGAAACGTTTTTACGAACAGATGATAAAGCAAGACTAGAAACAATAGAGAAGATGTTGACCCTAGGACTTATAGACCTAGAGCAAGCAAAAGAAATGGAAGACCTAACACCTAACGGAAATCAAAGCGGCGATGCTGAGTACATCAACAGCGCAAAAGGAGAAAATGCATGAGTGATATACAACAAGCCAATATACCTGCTAGCACGGTAACGCTACTAGCGTCAGCTGCTCGCACTGAAACAGTTACGGGCACAGCCGTTAAAGGACTATCTGCAGCAAGACTATTAGTAATGCAATTAAACGTTACAGCAGCTAGCGGCACATTACCTACCTTAGACGTGGTAGTGCAGGACACAGTAGATGGCACAAACTGGAATACTATTGCTACATTTACACAAGCAACAGGCGTTACACGAGAAGTAATTAGATTAACTACTGCATTTACCGATCAATTAAGAGTAGTTGGCACAATCGGTGGCACTACTCCTTCATTTACCTTTGCAGTTCTAACATGGGCGGATTCAAATTGATTCTTACATTTAGCAGTCAAATAGAAAGCTCAGACAATGAGCGCAGAGTTATTGCAGGCAAAATTGTGCCGTTTGAAACACCTGGTAATACCAGTGTTGGTAAAGTGGTATTTGCTAAAGGGTCAATAGATGTAGGCGACCCAGGCAAGATAAAAATGCTTATGCAACACCAAAATGATCGACCTATTGGTCGTATGCAGAAATTTAATGAAGCAGAAGACGGTATCTATGCTAGCTTTAAGATCAGCGCAAGTATGCAAGGATCAGATGCGTTAATGCTTGCAAGTGAGCAGTTAATAGATGGCCTATCTGTAGGCGTAGATGTAATCAAATCATCACAGAAAAAAGATTATATCTATGTAACTAAGGCAACGCTTAAAGAAGTAAGCCTTGTCGAGTCACCAGCATTTACAGAAGCACAAGTAACTAAAGTTGCCGCTAGCGAAGGCGAAGCGGATGCAACAATCCAACCAACTACGGAAAGTGAGGCACAAGTGGACAACACCACCGAGCCAACAGCAGTACCAGTGGTAGAGGTTGCTCCAATAGAGGCTGCACGCCCAACAATCAGTGCATCATTCTATACAGAGCCTCGCTCACCAATTAGAACACAAGCTCACATGCTAGAACACAGCATCAAAGCAAAATTAGGTAACCACGAATCAGCAACATGGGTAATGAAAGCAGAAGCAGACGTAGCAAAGTTTATGACTTTCGCAGATGATTCATTCACTACCAACCCAGCATTTAGTCCAACACAATTCGTACCTACAGTAGTAGATACACTTATTGGATCACGCCCAGCAGTAGACGCAATTGGTTCACGTGCGCTACCAGCTGCAGGTATGACAATTTCAGTACCTAAGATCACTACTTCAGGTACAGTTGCAGAAACTGCAGAAGCAGCAGGACCTTCAGAGACAGGTATCGTATCTTCATACGTAAACCTAACTGTTAAGAAGTATGCTGGATTACAACGCTACAGCTTAGAAATTCTAGAAAGATCTTCACCAGAATTCTTTGCAGCCATGATCGATAACATGACACGTGCTTATAACAAAGCAACCGATGCAGCAGTTATCGCAGCATTAACAGCAGGCGGCACACAAGCTACAGGAGTAGCAGCAGATTCAGCAGGAATTATTTCCTACGTATCTACACAAGCACCAGCTGCATACCTTGCAACAGGCGAGTTAGCAACACGTTACATCGCTGGTACATCACAGTGGTCACTACTATTAGGCGCAACAGATACAACTGGCCGCCCAATTTACAACGCTGCTAATCCAATGAACAATGCAGGAGCTGCACAACCA